TGCCGGATGTGAAGTATTTAGTTTGTCAACAGGAGTGAGGTCCGATAAAATGTTATGAGGTTTGAACACTGGAGCATTGGAAACAATCCTCTTGACTTTCCTCATATCAACTGGTTTCTTCTTACCAGATTCCTGGAACTTCTCAAGCTTATACTGCTTCATAAGTGCAGGATCAACTGACTCCAGAAACTTGTCAAATGTCAGTGAAGAACCACAGTTATGACATTTGTATCTAAGTTTACCCTTAATCTGAAATACGAATCCTCTCTTCTTATTCTTATTGCGTTGAGAGTCACCGCAAATTGGGCAACGGAAATTCCACAGATAATCTTTCATCTGTTTGAATTTTTCTAAACGAATCGACAAGAGATTGAGATATTTAATCTCAGTAAACATATGAACTAGTGATACCAGACTTATCTTATCACTTCCTGTCCTTGATGTCAAGCATGTCCAGTCTCATGCTCCATTGCATCTCTTTGATTTCTTTGATGTCTGACTTTATCTCTTTTACCTCATCTTGATTCTCTCTATGCCACTCTTCTTCTCTCTTCTCATGGTTTTCCAATTCTTCTTGTGTTACATAATTCTTTGCAACATCAATTGAGAGTGTCTCCACCTTTAGAGACATCTCATGAACACAACTATGAAGGTTGTTTAGTCCACTTTGGACGTTCTCTGAGTTTCTTCTGGACTGCCACACACCAACACTAATAATACCACCAAGACAAGGTCCAATGATTGCTAGTATGAGTTCCATTAAATCACTTTCTTCTTGCGTTTCTTACGAACCTTATCCAACTTACTCATAAGAGGATCGTAACCTGCTGTGGGTCCTTCTGAGGGGGAGTCACCACTGAATCCACCATCACCAGCAGACATCCCTCCGCCACATGAAGCACATCCCATATCTTCAAGAATGCTTTCTTTTCTCTCTTGAATTGACTTAAATCTTGACATTTTGTGATAATTGTGCTATGGTTGTACTGACACTGAGAAAGGTCACTATAACTACATTCCTTGTAGCTTCATAATAATTTCTCTATCAGGTATGATCCCATGTAAGTCTGTTGAGGGATATTCTGGTAATCTTTGTAAATAAATTAAAAATGATATAAGACTTCCCCAGTATTTGGGTTCAATCTTATAAAACAACATTGGAACGGCGGCTTCGTGCCAACAGTTAAAGATAATAATAATGTGGTTCAATAAGAGGTGGGTGTTCATATTCCCAGTTTCGTGGTATTTCTTCAACCACCTCTTTACATATTTGAACCTATTCATATCCTCATCAAAATCCTCTGATGTCGATGAGGTTGGATTATCATAATTTTTAATAGCAAAAAAGACAAAGTTGTCTTTATTCAATTCATCAAATTTCATCTATTAGATGGCAACTGTTCCTGTAACACCTGTATCTCCAGCAACTGTGAAGGAATCACCAGCCTGATACCCAGATCCAGCAACGGCGATCGCCAGGTTAGATGCGACATTTGATGTAACATCATATGTCACTGTCAATCCTGAACCATTGCTACTAGTTGTTGCAGTTGCTGTGATTGATCCGTCCGATTCAGTTGAAGTTGTTCCAACTAAGGATACTGACGCGGCGGGACCTGTGGCAGGGGGAGTTGGAGCAGATGCAGAGAAATCAGCGGAATATTCAATGTCTTGTTTGGTGTCACCAGCTCCGTCGCCAGCAACGCTTTCAAATGTTGGGCTTCCAGCAGCGACTGCATCAACTGGAGTATTTGCTACACCATCGATGGTGAGAGTAGAATCGACTTCACCTGCAACGATGATTTCGTCCCAGAATTTTGATTTGTCTGATGTTTTATAATGACGATAAACCCAACCCTCATCAGAGAGAAAGATATTTTCTACATCATAAGAATCAGAAGCAGCTTTTGCTGTTCCGATATCGTCTAATTTAGTTGCTCTTGATGGCATGGTTTTGTGTTAACTTTCTTTTATTTATTTATCACTCTCCACCACCACCTCCGCCGTCACCACCACCGTCTCCACCTGTACCTTCTTCACCAGTATCTCCAGAGTGATTATGACCACTTAACCAATATCCACCTGCATAAGCCCTGTGGGATCGTTTCTTCTTCACACATTTCTTTTTATCTTTATCCCATTCTTTACCATCTTTACATTTCTTGTGTCCTTCAGACAGAGACAGATCTGCATCTTCTAAGTTACGAAGATATTTGTTCATCTTATCTAAAGTTCCACGATTACGCAGTTCTTTGAACGCAAGGTTTTCGGGTGCATACTCGCCACCTTTCTCAATTGCAGACGCACGCATTCCCTTCAAACGATTCTTAATCTGTTTGAATGCACTGATGTCATCTGATTTTGAATCTATTAACGAATCGATTTGGAACTGAATGTCCCTAACCTTATTCACCACTTCTGGGGATCTACTGTTGAACTTGACTTTCTCTGGCTCTTGGAGCCATCGATTAGACTTGAGAGAATAGACTCCCTGACCTTGTCGGAAGGGATCTCTAAAATCTTGCGCATATAGTTCGACAGGCTGTCCCTTGACTGTGATGTCATGAGTTAAAGCCCAAAGTTGTTTCTTTGATTGTAAGTAGTCATCAACTAAGCCTTGACATTTAATACCCTTCTTATCGACCACGAGGTGTAAGTCAATGTCTGAGTGCTTAGTGTAGTTATAGTTTGCGTTGCCGCCAACGACGATTACATCCCTTATTGCGGCTGATGGGATATTGGCAAAAGAAGCCCATTCTTTGCCGATTTTATTTAGCGCCTGCCAAACTTCAGGATCTAACTTCTTATCAGTAAATAGTTTAGGATTGAGAGTATCGTGTGACTGAAGGGTTGTCTTCAGTTCAGAAATTAGAAGTTTCATTTTTTGCTTCTAATAATTGGTTGTCTAGAAACGGAGAATCTATTTGCATCCTTATCCTTCAGTAGATAATTGTTAAGATCCACCTTCTGAATTTTATCTGATTTACTTGGAACTGGCTTGCCACCTCTGAGTCTTGCTTTCTTGGTGCCTAGGTTATTTTTGGGGACTAGGAACTCTTTGGTTCTTGGTGTAGAACCTCTGGCGCTTGACCTGGTGTTTGCATAATCTGATGCAATCTTTCTCTTTTTAGAGGCATAGATTCCATCACCTGCAAGTTTGTTCTCACCCTTGGAAGTATCATAACCACCCTTGTCAATACTATCTGAAGAGTTCTTATCAGTTCCATGATATAACCTCTTCATCTTTAATCTTTGAGGAGCTTCCTCCATAAACATTTCAAATGTTTTCATCAGTCTCCTCTGAAACGTGAACCAGGACGAGGTCCAGTGGCGTCTGCCATCTTCTGTGCGTCTGTTCTTGTGTCCTTAGGAGCTTTCTCTGCCTGTTTCTTTAACATTGCTCCTCTTTGCTTCCTGCGTGCATCAGGATCAAAAGGTTTCTCTGACTCGATTAGATTTCCAATAAGTTCGTCAAATTCCATGGTTTCTCCTACGATACCTTGTGATTTCATGAGGGCTTTTGCGGCGTCTTCAGACTCTTTATTCTTTTCATACTTCTTCTTGACTTCTTTCTCTTTAGAATCCTTATGTGGCATGACAGCGACATAAGGATGTTCTCCTTCGTCTTCTGGGTCTTCTTTGGGAGGGCGACCCTCATTTAAAGTTTTTCTCCAGTCATACTTAGCTTCCTCATGAGCCTTAAACATCTCTACATTATCACGCAATTGCTTAAAGTAATCCTCTGAAGCATAGACCACATTAGACTTTTGAGCTAATCCAGTCTTAGAAGCCATCATGTCTTTTTGTTTTTGTTGGCGAGACATGTTTCTCTGTTTCTCACCACTCATATTGGCTTTCTCAGATGCAATTTTTTCTTGCTCTAAGGTTTCACTAAAATGCAACTTATTGAAGTTCATAACTTCTTCTTTTATATTATTTATTACGTTTTTAATGACATGTTTCTTAATATCTCCACGAGGCGCCGGTCCAATATTAGCAGAAAACTCAGCAGGTCCAAATACCTCATCTAACATTTCTTCATCAATGCCCATAGTTGATTTTAACAATCCTGGTTGAGCACCTTTGCGTTGTCCCTGTGGTCTATCACCTGTTCCTGCAAGTAATTCCCATGAGTCTGCATCTTCAGTCATAGAATATACGTCTAGAAGTCTCTTATTAATATCATCCGTTTCTTGATTGGCAAGATAGAGATTGTTTCCATCACCATACCAATCAACCATCTTCATAGACTCTGCAACTTCTTCGTCGCTCATATCTCTAATATCAATTTTGCCGTTTAAACCATTTGTACCTTTATTATTTCTAACATGAATCATCTTATCTACAGGAGACGGATCTCCATATTGATATGATTTAGATGGATATCTGGAATCATGTTTTCTTACCATCTGATCAAAGATTCCTGCCTTATTATCATTCAGGTGTGTCATTAATTGTTTAAAATGATCAGGAAACATGTCCTGCATTTCTTCAGTTCTCATAAAAGGATTTTGTTTCATCCTTTGAGCTTCATTAATCCTTTCCAACATTCTCAGTTGCTCTTGACTGAGTTCTTGTTGATTCATTCCATTAGCAAAAACATTCTTAAAGTTACTGAGGCTTAAGTTCCTACCATTCTCTCCTTGGATGTTTGCACCAAACTTCATAACAAAAGCTTGCATCAATGGATTACCTCTAATTGACTGGATGAACTTTTGTTTGCCCTCAGGTGTATCAAGTCTCGCACCCATAAGATCATCGTCACGTGATCCTGGAATGAGAAGCTTATTCATTGCTCCACGAGAACCATTTTGAAATCCTGATTGTTGAACCTTTACAGGAACATCGGGATTCTTAGTCATCTTGACTGAATAATTAGTATTATCTTTTGGATCTCCCGTTTCAGCATCATCATAAAAATCTGTTTTTATATTATTGCCACCTGCAACTTTGTAATTTCCATGGGGATTGATGTGATCCTTCATGAAATTTATGACATCACCTTCAGTATTTCTTCCCTGTCGTCCTGCGCCACCTTGACGTATTCTATCTTCAAATCCTGGTGGATTATCAAGGACTCTTGGGTTTTCGTCTAATTGTCTTGATACGTTACTAAAATCAATCATCATACAAACTGAACGTCGTGAACAAAGTCCTTGAACATAATACCTTCTTCTGTCACGCAGATAAGGTGATTAGTTCCACAACGATGTACCTTACCAATCAATCCAGTTGAGAGAGACTCAACGATGTCTCCAATCTCATAAAGTTGTCCATCAAGATACATCTCTCTGATAAACTCTTTGTTATATCTTGGCGCCACTTCCCAGTCTTCATTCTTCTGTCCATATTTTCTGACTGCTTCAAACATTCTTCGTGCCAGTTCCATCTTCTGTCCACCACCAATGCCTCCACTGAATCCTTCAAAGTCGCCACCTTCAGCAAACTTCCTCAGTTTAGATGCTGATAATCCACCAACACCTTCATCCTCTTCATCTCTTTCACCAGCAGAGTGAGAATAGATGTTCTCAAAGTCATAAAGGTTTCCATTATAACGCCTTAGCAAATCACCCATGGCACCAACCCTGTCACTCCCACCAACGAAGTGGAAGTCCTTATAACCCTTCTGTCCTGCTTTTGCTGCCGCACCTAAGACGGTTCTAATGCCTTCATCGTCATCCCAGTTGTCAGCATATTGAGGAGCCAACTCTTTTAGAAACCCAAGCTTCTCTCTGAAAGGTAGTGGGTTCTTCTTAGGATCTTGACTTCTGGAAGTGTACAGAGACATATCTGCACCTTCATTCTGTGCAATATCATTTGCCTTATCTAAAGTCTTCAGATGTCCATCATGAGGTGGGTTATGTCTACCAAACACCTCAACGACACCTTTATTTACTGGTTGCCCTTCAGAGCCCAGAATTTCTTGAGCTCCTCCAGTCTGTTCGTAGAAGGTTCTAAAACCCATTATCCAATAACCTTTTTTATTATTTAGATTGGCAGAACGCCACCAGTTTCATCATAAAAACCACTGATAAGATCACTCATGATTCCATGAACCAGATAAGATTCAATGTCTGGAGAACGTAATCCCCATGCAATGTCATGAAGTCCAATGGATGGGGCACCAGAAGCAAACCTGGCGACCTTTGTCCAGTCATGGGCAAGAATGTCATCCTTACCTCTTTTCATGAAACGTCCTGAGTTATGATTGTAAACCTTACCAGTCTTAGGATAAGCAAGCCCCTCAAGGATGCAACCAGCAGTTGAGCCTTGTGTTCTCAGATAATATTCAGCCTCTTCATAAGGCACCTGAGTGAAGAACTCTTCATAAGAGGTGTTGGCAAACTTCTTACGTTTGTAATCACGGCGTTCCCACATTTGGAAACAGGTTCTTACATATTTCTCAGTGCCATCTGGAAGAATGTAAGTCTCATTAGGAAGATTGTAATCACCAACAGGATGAAAGTAAGGGTTGATTCTGTCAATCCTTTGAACTTTACGGAAACACTGAGGTAACACAATTGCCACCCTGTCAGAGAACAGAGTGCCGTGATTAAGGATGTCACAGGCAAGTCCACCTAAGAATCCAAATGGAGGATTAGTTAGAACCAAATCAAACTTCTGATCTGGCTCTTGCTCAAGGAAGTTGCCAACACGATCCAATGGAATCTCATATTGATTGAGATCCCAAGCTGTGACATTATCTAATCCTTTGATTAGATGTCCATTGCCACAACAAGGTTCCAGAACAGAACCTTCAAGCCAACCAGCATCAGCTAAGATGCTGTGAATGAATGTAACACTCTCTGGATGCGTAAAGTAAGCATCAGAGATTGATTTAGAGAAATCTGACATATTATGGGCTTGTTACTCCTTTATTATAACAGAATGAACTCTCTTTTGTCAACCCAGTCTTGTTCTTCATAAATTCCTTCAAACAGCAATTTATTAAACTTATCAAACTCTTTAGATTGTAGATGTTTTTTAAGTGTTTCGGCAGTAATTAACCCGGAATCAGCCAAAGATTTATAGAACATTTTTTCCCATGTTCCTTTTTCATTCAACTTTCCTTTACTCTTCCCAGATCCTTCTATTGCTCCATCTTGAGTTAAACCTTCAGGACCCATTGAACTGAGTTCAGCTGTTCTATCAGCTGCAGAGTGAAATAATTGATTATATTTTTCAATCATTCCTGATCTTTCCTCTGGGGGAAGTGAGAGAGCATTCATTATTAGAGGTCTAAACAATTCTTTTTGAGTTTTGAGTTGAGACCGAGTTAGTTTACGATCTTTTACCATACCCAAAGCTTTTCTCATTTTGTCTCCAAGTTGGACTGGTGTTTTTTTGATTCCGTTCCGATGCATCGCTTCACTTTCATTCAGTTCATTATCAAACAATGCTTGGATTGCATCTGGAGTTGCATTTTCAGTAAATTCGTTGTTTTGAATAAAATCTTCTAAGAGTGATGACATCCCAGACTGTCTCTCTTGGAATGTTTTGTCTGAAGCTTCGAGATCAATGTAATCTTCCTTGGCCATTTTACTATGTTTCTCTTGAGTGTTTTCAAGAAATTTTTTCATATCAAGGTCGGACTTCTCATTGTTAACTCCAGTTCCAATCCAAAGCCAATTTCTTAAATTTTCTCGTTGCATCACTTGTTCTAAAGTTGGAGCAACTTCTCCATCCATTAAATTATTAACACCACGAACATGTTCCAATTCCATGTATCTGGGATCTAATTCATTGCCTGTATAACCATCACGACCAGCTTGATCAAGGAATAACTTAAGTAAAAGTTTCTTTCTTAAGTTTGATCCATTAGTAACTCTGTTGTCATCTCCACCAAAGTGTAATTTTCTTGCATCTTCGTTTTTAATCGTGCCATCGTCTTGCAGTAATTTAATTGAATTTCCAAGACTGCCCGACCCAAGAGCCTGTTTAAACTTATCTGGGAGAACTTTCCACAATGCATTAACATCTGCCATCGGAGTATCGACCACTTTCCTTGAATTAACAAACTTTTCAATTTGTTCTGGTGATCCATCTCCATATCCTTCAAGTAAGGATTGTTGTACAACCGGATCCATTAATCTTTGTGCATCCTCATAAAACATTGTCCTCTTACCTTCACCATGACGAATTCTACCATCGTAAGTATTGGCGAGCGCCATCAATGAAATAAATTGATCTCTCATTTCATCCTCTGAACCACCACTGTCTTGATTTCTTGTTGCCATTATATTTCTGATTGAATCCCTTAAGGGTCTCATTTGAGTATCAACCATATCATCTTCGAGATCAAAAGATTCTCTCAACTTTGATCTAAAGTCACCAATTAACTGTTGACGTTCACTGAGAACACCAGAACCGACTTGTTGATGAATTTCATTTGCATCATCGAGATTTTGTGCTGGTTGTCCAGATTGTCTTTCGATCTCCGGTGATGCCGCGGGTTGTGGTGTCGGCGGTTTTGTTCCCCTAACATCAGAGATCACTTTGTTGAGGTCTGGTTGACCCTCTCTCTGTGGATTTGTTCCTCGTCTTACAAGAGGACCAACTGTTTCTTCTGCCTCACCAAGAATCTTTTGCTTAGCGGCTTCTAACCCAGTAGGTTCTTCAATTCCTGATTCTTTCTTCAACCAACCGCTAAACATTAGATTCTCTCTTTCTTTTATTTATTTTATCACATCAAGGATGTCAAATCAACAGCAGCCTCTTCTGCCATCTTATTGATAGCATCAGATGTAATTGTTTCACAGAGTTGATGATAGGTTGGATCAATTTCAAATCCAATGTAATTACGTCCAACTGAGTGAGCCATACGAGCTGTGGTTCCAGAACCCATGAATGGATCTAAGACAAGAGAACCTTCATTAGAATAAGACTTGATGAGATCCAGAGCCAGGTTCATTGGCATCAGAGCAGGATGTTCATAAGCTCTCTTATCATTCTGTCCAGCACCAAAGGATGTCACATAACGCCAGATGTTCTCACGAACACCAAACTCATGAATGACACCAGTCTTAGCATCAGATCCAGCACGGTTACGTGATCCATCAACGTTACGTCCACCATCACGCTTAAATGTCTTACCAGCTCCTTTGTTGGGCTTGTCACGAATCAGGTTGATGATGTTAGGACGTCCTTTAGACATAATGAACACATATTCAGTAACATCAGAATAACGAAGAGATTTGACACCAGAAGCAAATCGTGGAGCATGCTTCTGATAAACAATTTCATCATGAAAGTTCATTCCGCCATCTTGGAAATAAATGCATTGACGATAAGAGGTTCCAGTCTTAGAGGAACCAGACTTCTTACCATGCATATCCTGAACGACAGCATCAGCCACGTTCCAGGCAATGACACCACCTGGTTTGAGGACCCTCATACATCCATCAGCAACCTGCTTAAACATCTCAAAGTTCCAGGATGACGAATCATTGTAAGAACGAAGGTTGTCATAAGGAGGTGATGTAACGACAAGATCCACCGATTCTGCATCCATGGCAGCCATGCCATCGATGTTGGACATCAGATGGACTTTGTTAATGTCGAGCATAGTTATAGATGTGTTTACTCCTTTATTATAAGCTAGAAAGGTGTATCTGTCAACTCTTGTTCTCCTTCATCACCCATCAATCCCATAAGAAGTTCAAGTAATTCTCTGAGGTCGAAATCATCCTGGAAATTAATCATGGATTCTTCATTTTGTTCATAAAGGGTATCTCTATTAAGGAGTTCAAGGAGTCCTTTCTTATCAGTTCCGTCCTCAAGAGAATCCATATCAAGGAATCCCATTTCTTGTGCCTGTTGAGCAACATGACGAGCGGCTTCTTTCTTATATTCTAACTCTTTTGCAAGTCTTCCGTCCTTGTCTAATCCTGCAAGTGTGTCATCACCATGAATTTCATCCCACTTAGATCCAGCTCTCTTGTTGCTGGCAGAAAGCATCTCACTCCATTGTTTGATAATCTCTCTCTGTTTCTCTTTTGGTTGTCCCGCAATTTGTCCCATAACCCCGCGAAGAATTGGTGCCATTCCAGTGAATGATCCACCTCTTTGTGAGTCAGCTCTAAAAGTTGTTGGAATTCCCAATGCCCTGAATAAAGGTTCAATTCCACCTTTACCTTTGATGGATTCAATTACCTTTTTGGCTTTCTGAAGTTTTGCCTTTTTGGCTTTTGATTCTTCAGGAACCTTTCTATTTCCAATCAAGTCATCTGGATCAAATCTAGATTTGAAAGCATCCATGATGTCTTGCATGATGGTTTCTTGTCGATGTTGTCCCATCTCAATAGCACCATCAACGCCGTCCATATCTACACCTTCCTTCAAGAATTTTCCATCATCGTCACTATCAAGTAATGAAGCTTCAAGCATTTTAGGTAGATTACCATGAATTTCTTCTCTTTCTTTATTCAAAGAGAACAGATAATCTTGCAATCCTTCAATTCTTTTATCGCCTCCATATTCTGATGTGATGTCATCAATTGTTTGGCCTTTCTCTTTTTCACCCATCACTTGATTTAATGACTTATGAATTGCCCAAAGATTTTTTGTAGATTTGATGTAATCGCGATCCTCATCAGAAAGTCCTGGATTTCTCGTAGTTGAGTGAGGGATTTGATGATCTTCGTTGATGAAATCAGGATGCATCCAAGCACCAGACATTGCACACTTTCCATCACGACAAACCCAATCGTGGAAAGCATCAAAACCTTTCTTGCCTTGCCCACCAAAATTACTTCTCATTTCTGGTGGAATCGATTTCCATAAAGCTTTACTTGCTTCGATGGGAGTGTCTGGAAATTCCTTTGTTTCTTCTAAGTGTTGTGCAATCGCTTGAACATTAGGCAGTCCTGTTTCTGGATCAGGAGCAAATACTTCTTTTACTTTATCACCATTTTGAATTACACCATCAATAATTTCATCATTCATTTGATTCAATTTTTTATCTTTCCTTCCACCAATCTCATCCTTATATAATCTGGAACCAAGACTTGTCAGTCTGTGCATAACTCTGGGATCTGTACCCTCTTGATTTGCCAAAGCCTGTAGTGGCTTCAACATCTGTTCTCTTTTTTTGGAAACTTCTGCCTGATCTTGAATTCCGCCCTTATCTGACAAACGAGTATCGATTCTTGTTTGGAGATCTTGTTGCGGGGTAAATGGGCCTTGTTCGCCTTGTGATCTTTGTAACTCTTGACGCATCTGTTGAAAGGTTTTACCTGGTTTCGGTAAAATTCCAGATTTATCTCTCAACTCCTTATTGTCACCTAATCCTTCTTGGACTCCTTCAATATCAGAACCACCCATAACATTGCCATCAGGACCAATAGGATTGATACCCTGAACAGTTCCAGCAGCATGTGGTGTTGCGGCAGCCTGATCCACATTGTTCTGCATATTATTTGCATTCTTCTGAGCATAAGCTCTCATCCTTTGTTGATTCATAAACGAATCATAACCAGCAGGAGCAGAGGCAGGAATTGGATCTGGTACTGCCATCTGTTCTTCAGGAGACTCTGGACGAGACGGTGGTGTGATCGCCATTCCAGTGGCAGGATCTTGCCAGGTCGGTTGAGCATTTGCTAATTCAGCACCTCCTGAACCGTCAGAAACTGCTCCACCGCCCTGTCCTCTGTTGTCATAGAACACTAACTCACCGTTGACTGTGGCAGCAACTTTTTGTCCTGTCTCAGGATCGATATAACCACCACTTCCGTCAGATTGAAGTCCTAATTGCCTTGCTCTCTCAGCAGGAGAAGAACCAACAGATGGGTTGCCTGTGTCTAAAGCCTCTTTTACAAAGTTACTAAGAAACCTTGGCTTATCTTCTAATCCCCTACTCCAAACACTCCAGCGTGACATTCTAATACCCTTTTTTGGTATTTAGTTCAAATATAAGCGCCTGCTGTGATTGCCTGCTTAGAAACATCACCATCTTTTGCCAAGGTAAACGCCTGCTTCAGAATCTTGTTAGCTTCATCCTTATCACCACGACGAGCTCTCTTATACTTCTCCATCAGACGAACATATTTCTTATCGTCAGCTCCACGATTATTACTCTTTTCAGGCTTGATGCCTTCTTTCTTCTTATCTTCTTCTGAAATAAAGTCGTTTAAGTTCTTCATAGATTCCTCTTCTTTACCTATTTATTATAACACATTTAGTCATCCATATCAAGTGCTTGTTTGACTTTATCCATCCGAGTTGTATTTACTCCCAATCCTCTTAGTCTGTCAAGTGCACTACTGAATCCACCAATCTCAGGTTTTTTAATAGATTGTAACATCTGACCAACCTCACTGGAATCTTCTTCGTCATCTTCCACACCCATGTTCTGATAAAGTCTCTTGATAAGAGACATCACAGTGTCTTTATTCTGAAGTAGAGGTAGATATGTTTCCATCAATTCTAATGAATCAGGTTGCATTCTGATCTGCCCTTGTCTCATTCTGTCTATCATCTCAGTACCGTCAGACATTTTAGCTGAGTAATCTTCATCCTCATCATAATCATCATAATCAGCACCATCTAGAGACCACTGATCCTGAATCATTTCTATAACACCTTCAAGATTATCTAACATTCTTTGTCTCAGGGATTCAGGAGCTCCTGAACCACCCATATAATTACCAAGTTGATAATCCTCACCCTCTTCAAAATTCATTCCACCCATTCCTTCCATAAGAGCGGACAATGGATTGTCATTAGCGAGTCCTAAGTCAATAATCTGAACATTTCCTTCTTCATCAACAAAAATGTTTCCATCGTGCATATCGTTATGTGAAATGCCTGCCTGATGAAGTTGCCCTCTTGCTTCCCAGAACTGACGCTTTGCTTTCTCTTGTGCTTCAGGAGTCAACTCATCCCACATCTGATACAAAGGTCCACCCTTTGCTTTGGACATCGCATAAGTTCCAGCAGCACTGGGATACTTATCTTCCCATTCAGATTGATCTTGGGGATCCCAATAGTCGTTTGCTGCCTGTCCATCCTGTCCTCTTGCGCGAGAGGGTTTCTGAAGAGGATTATTATATTCTGATGACTGATGTTTGAACACACCATCAAACCTTGCATTGATAAGATCAGGGAAGTAAGGTGAGTCCCTCATTGCATAAAGAGCTTGGATCTCCTTAGGACCCAACTGACCTTTCTTGATGACTGCATCACCAGCGTCAAACACAGAACCAAATGCACCCTCATCCAAATAAGAATCAGAATCCTCATCATCGTCTGCACCAACCTGATCTAAGTCAAAGTCTGGATTTTTGATGAGTCCTTTGATTGCTTCATTCAACCCCTTGACTGCCTCTCCATCCTTCAGTGCAGCAGGCAATCTGAGGATCTTTTTGAACATTTCAACTCTTTTTTGCTCATCCTGATTGAATGTGGCATCAAGTCCTGTTCCTTTATCTTCATCATTGTTTCTGATTGCCATCATCTGAGCAATCTGGTTCCCTAAAGCGACATCATTACCGCCCTCTTTAGCTTTCTGGACTGCATCTCTTGCTGGTTGAATGTCACCTGCCCATACATCACCATCATTTTTTTGTGCACCCATTGCACGACGCATCATTGTGCCAGCGCCAGGACGATTGAGTGGTCGTTTAGGACCTTGTTCTGGACCTGTTGGTTCTGGAGGAACTGTTTCAGGTCTACGCTGCATCATCTTTGGAGCGCTCACCATCCCACCACTTTCATCATCAGTGTGAGGACCAGGAGCAACAGAAGGTGAGAATTGTGGTTCTGTTTTTGGAGCCACAAATCCAGCTGCCTTCATCTTACTTGCATCCAATTCACCTCTGGCAATCATTCGTTTGATTTTGCCCGCAGTTTCATCATCTGGTGCACTTCTTTTTACTCCATCTTCAATATCACGAATCTTTTGGTCTGCTGCTTGCTTTCTTCTAAGTTCTTTTGTAAATGTACCCTCGGTGATCCATCTCCTCATCTCACCGAGCTCCATTGTCATTGCATTGGAACCTTCAGGACCAGCAGTCCAATTCACATAATTTGTCTTACCAACAAACACGTCCTTAGCAATCTCACCAGGTTTCTGTCCACCAACACACGTGTCACCTTCTGGACCTGCCTCCCAACCAGAGTTCTTAGGTGCCTGAGCATCCATACCATCAGCAGGGCCACCTAACCCACTTCCATCTCCAACTACAGGAGGTAAAGCACCGGCAGCGGCACCACCAGGCACAGCCATCTGTCCCTGTCCACCACCTGAGGCAGCAGGATCTCCTTCGACGTCATCACCCTTATAGAGATCTGACTCCACATCGCCTTCAACAGGAACGAGGTTATCGTTCACAGTCTTATACTTTGCTTCACCTGTCTGGGGATCTGCCCAATAACCAAAGCCTTTGTACTGAAGACCCATTGCTACAGCATCACGATGAGCTTTCTCGCCCTTGCGTTCTGCAATGTAAGTTGAGAAACTCTTCATTACTTGTTACTCTCCCACTTACCTGTTTCTTTGTTATATTTACGAACTTCACCAGGGCGCAGTGATGAAGGCTTGCCCTCCTTACCATACTTCATTTTGGCATCATCCTTTTTGAACTTCTTTTCGTCTTCATCTTCCTTATCATAATCGTGAGATTCTGAAACAGAATCTGATGCTGCAGGCTCCTCATAAGCATAAGGGGCACCGTTCATTCCGTGAGAACCAATAGTGTGGTAACCGGGTCCATTACCGGGGTGTCTATCCTTGCTGTTATTCTTACTGACGTCATCTTTCTCTGTCTTGGGAACACAGCTCATCTGTTTCTTATTCCACTTATAACCAGGAGGACACTTGGGGTTTTCGTCCGTCTCATAAAGTGGCGAACAAAGTGAATCTTGCCACTCTGTAAAATTCATTGTTTGTTCCTCAATTTTAGGGTAATCTTTGGCATCTTTTTTATAAGCTTTCTCTAAGTTCTTCTTTTTTAACTTCTCGACTGCATCCATATCTGCGGAGTCGGGCTTCCAGTTATCATAAGCGTCTTTGCCTCTGATCACTGTGTAATTATTATCAGCAGACTTATAAGGTGGTTTGCCAGGTACTTTGATCTGCCCACCTTTGTCTCTAAGCTCCTGTTTGATTTTACGATACTTGAGAGGGTTATATTGTTGCTCACTCTCACCACCATATGCCTGATTACGAGACACAGCACCTTTGACTGCAGGGTGCTTCTTATCCAATGTGATTGTATTCTTTCTGCCGTCTTTTGTTCTTACTTTATGGTCACTACCAGATGGATCGCCCGATGCCTTTCTCTGCATAGGCTTGTGGTTCTTCATAGGAAGTTTATCACCCTGTCTTACTGAACTCCCTTTATTTACACGACCCCTTTCGTCATCGTACTTAGGTCCTTCTGTTAAATTCTTACTAAACTCTCTGAAGTTCATAACCCTTATGGTTTAGAGTTATTTATCTTACCACGACTTAGGTACTGTAAAGTTGAGACGAGCAAACTCTAACCTGTCAATAAACTTAACTGCTGACTTACCACTGATTCCAACAAATCCTTCAGGTGATGTGACTTTATAATCACCATTACCCATGTCAACAAAGAGACGGAGTGATTGAACCCGTTTCATTTTACCAACAAGAATGTTCTTAGCAACCTGTAGATTCATATAAGAGGCAATGACCATCTTGAATCCCTGTTTGTTTTTTTCCATCTTATCTAACTTTTCCATCAAGTCCACTGCTTTCTTTGTCTTAGCAGCGTCAGTCTTGACTTTATCCATTGCTTTCTGAAACTCACCTGTCAGATGCTCAATAAAATCATCATAAGCTCTGTCAACAGACGGGATATTATTACCTGACTTCACATATTTGTTGAAGAACTTCTTGAACTCTGTGTCAATCTGAAGGTTCTTCTTACCTGTCTGAATCATATCCAGGACACGAGATGCTTGCTTCAGTGAACCTTCTGCTTTGTTCACAGCAGAATCATAAGTGTTCTTCTCTGACATCGTCATTGAAGCGACACCACCAATGTCTTTGAATTCTGCCTTCTCAATCCACACATTATTATTTGAATTATAGTCGTTATCTTTGACATCAAAGGATGATGTCATCTCTGGTAGTGTGTCACCAGTGTATTTTGTGTGGAATACAATTCCTAACTGAGCTTTATCAATCTTCTTGCCCAAGTCTGAGTTAGGATCCACAGCATAAGTGATGGTGTTAGGACGAAATGAAATCAACCTATCGCCATCAATGGTTTCTAATTTTTTATCATCGGTGAACATCAAGTCACCTTGTAACACACCTTTGATGTTACAATCTTTTAGAAGTTTCAGAGATTCTGAGAGTTTCTTAGCCAGGACACCATCGTAGAGTCTCTGGACATCTGCCTCGCTCTTGCATATCTTAGGTTCACTCTTTGCAAAGACAGACTTTGTTCCGACAAAGAAATTGCCATCAGTAGGGTCAGTGCCACAGACGATAGCCGGTGCACCATCCCACTTGGTTGTGACCTTAACATTTCCACCTGTGCCAGACAAGAACTTACCCATTTCTCGTAGAATCTTGATGGCTTGTTTGCCACCTTCTGATCCCAGATTAATAATCTCATCTTCCAGATGTTCAAGGTGTAAATTCTTTCCTCTGACTGCCATGGGTGTTCCCTGTTTACCTATTTATTATAACATAGGTAACAGGGGGTGTCAAGGAACAAATTTGTACCAATCGCTATCGGGTTCTGTGTATGGATTGAATTCACATTTACCCTCTAAGTTCAGACGATGAACTGCCAGTCTTTCCCTGGCAAGTTCAATTCGTTCGTCTGAATACTTATACCAGAAGTCTTCCCATTCTTCTTTCAGGAATTTAAAGGGATTAACCATTATCATAGTCTGGGTGATGACCCCATCCATTGTAGTTGTTCACGTCGTACAGCCAAGCATCAGGATTAGAGAACTGATAAGCAGTCTGTGTCCACACTGGTAAGGGGATGCAAGCGCCGTTTTGTGCCTCATAGTATTGGTCATTGTAACCGTTTGTTCCCCACTCATCATAGTATGGGCAGGAGTGTCCCGAGAACCGTGTTGGTGTCTCATAAGCAAATGTTCTGCCAGACATACTATCACCAGTGCTGTCTAGTTCTTTATCAGGAACAGCAAGACGGAATGCACGAGTGACAGACTGGACATACTTGCCAGTGCCGTGAGTGCAAGTGACGCTAAAGGCGTTCATAGTGTCCTCACGCTCACTAGACACACAAGTGTCAGTGTTGCCAGGTATGTCGATACCACCCTCATAGGTAGCAGCATAGACAACTGCTGATGTCTCAGCAATACCTAGATTCTTTGCTCTAATTTGAGCTTCATAGGGTGCGATTGACATTTGCATCATAGAGGGAGCCGAAGCCCCCATGATGGCAACCCCTACAATAGTGGATGCTAAGTTCATATCAACTCTTTACTGCTGTGCCAGGAGTGGAGCCAACGAATGTGATAGTCCACTCAGCTTCAGTCTCAGATTCAACTGTTAGGACTTCATCAGCATCACAGGTGCCAGTAACACCCTGTGCTGCCCAACCAGTTTCAGATCCGGCAGTTTCATCAGTGATGTAGTCAGTGTCATCACCATTGAGGATGAGTGACAGAGCACATTCTTTAGCAGCGTTAGTGAGAGTAGCTACAGCGACGTTGTCCTTTGCTTTGTCTTGTGCTTTGGTCAACTCAGGCAAACCGACAGCCGACAGGATGCCAACGATTGCAACGACCACCATCAATTCAATGAGGGTGAATCCGTTTTGCTTGCGACCTTTCTTAGAAGAGATACGTCGAAGAAGATTGGATTGAAACGAAGTCATTTTGATGTTTAGATAGTGAAAAGGTAATTTCCTTTCCTTCCTCTATATCTTATGACACCTGGAGTCCTATTTCAAGAAGATTTTGGTGAGAATCCTGTTAGAAATTCTCACTCAGGATTCACAATTTTCTCAGATTCAACACTCAATTCAAGTATAAGTTTTCGAGACACTCGTCCTGAGTGATCTGTACATAGTTGAGAAGTAAACTTACCTCCCAACTTCTCATTCAACTTCTTTATACAGGAGACAGCCTCATACCAGGCTTGATCATCCGATATTGGTGATGTGTCGCTCATAATAGTTCAATGCTTCTTTTAGTCCGCCAATATGACGAGAACCCACAGCAATCTGTGGGAACTCTGCTTGTTCTCCAAACTCACTCACAAATTGTTTCATTGTGAAGTCTCTGTCCAAATACAGGACACATAAGTCACCCTCTTGTCTAAAGAGGTAACTCATTGCCCTGTCAGACTCAATGTTGTTATTAGAATAGATGACAATCTGTTTCATAAGTCTCCTTCTTGTCGGTTTTCGCTGTAAAACGCATCAAACTCACCGCCAGGATAACGGGCTTTGAGTTTCTCGACATTCATGTCGACAATCTCTTCAACAGAGGAATCAAGAGCAATCAGACACTGCATGATATACCACATACAATCACCCAGTTCTCTCTTCAGGTGATACTTGGTCTCATCATTCCATGGTTTACCTTGGAACACCATCTTCTTGACGATTTCCATCACCTCACCACCTTCTGCGTTGAGTCCAATGGCTCCTGTCATCAGGCGTTCAATATTAGCACCCTTCTCATCCAGTGAAACCAGGCGATCGCTGAGAGCGACGAAGTCACGAGACTCGTCACTAGTAACAGCATCGACGAACTTACTGTATTTCTTAAAGTCAACTTTCTTAGTCATAGATCTAGGGGTTCTAATTCAGATTGGGGTAGGATTTGTTGGGAAGGAAGTGTGAGTTCCTCACCTATATTAGTGTGTGACACATCAACTGTGTCTGGGATGTTGTAATACACCTTATGGTAGGTACAACCAGGAAACAGAGGTAATACCTTGTTTACGTCAGTGGCAGAACCACAACAACGAACAAGATTACCACGAGAATCTCTCAGTTCATAATAATGTGGTTCATCTTGAACCACGAGTTCTGATTGTAATTTTTTAGTTGTTAGTCCCATTAGAAAGAGAAGTCAGCAAAGGATTTAGGTGAGAACTTAGGTTTCTCGTCATTATATTTGAATTCGGGTTCAGAGTCAAGTACATCCTCTTGTGCTGATTGCTCAACATCATAGAGTCTCATCTTTGCTCTATCGATTCCAACCACGAACTTACGATGAACTGAAGTGTCATTATAACGATTCTTAAGTTGTTTAACCATTATTTGACCCATCGCTTCGAGCTCATCGTTAGAAATAAGAGCAAACATAAAGTCGGCAGTAGCAGGTAAGCCAAAAGACTCAGACGTATCAGTGAGAGTGACATCAGATGAAGAGAAACCAGAACGAGTTGTTTGTGTAGCGGAGATAACAGGAACGTTGTGTTTACCTGCTAAACCTCGAAGTTCTTCGGCAATAGCCTTGACAACAGTATAAGAATTGACGTTGGAACCAGCACTATACCGACTAGAGATGCATATATTGAGATAGTCAACAAAAACCACATCAGGTTTGAAATTTTGTTTAAGTTGCAATTCGCTGATGAGTGCATCGAAGTGTCCTGCATGTGCTGAAGCTGTTGGATATTCTTTGATGAAGAGCTTGCCTTGCGTCTTCTTCTGTAAGTTAGTTATCTTAGTTTCAAACATGGGACGTGGAATCTCAGTTATGTCCTGAAGATTCGTGTTAAGAAGGTTGGCATCAATTCTCTCTGCAATTCTTTCCTCTGCCATCTCAGCTGTGATATACAGAACGTTCTTCCCTTGAAGGAGGAGCGAGCTAGCAAAGCTGCACATGAATAGAGACTTGCCGACACCTGTACCAGCAAGTGCGATGTTGAGAGTTTTATTAGGGATACCACCTTTTGTGATTTTGTCAAAGTATTCGAGTCCAAAGCTTGTTCGTTCTTCCTTTAAGTGATAAAAGTCATATCGTTCTTGGTAGTCTGCAAGATATTCATGTCCAACGTGAGAGTCAAATGAAACACCAAGAGCTTCAGATAACAATAAGGGAATAGAGTCTCTTGATGTCTTACCATCACCCTCATGGATGGAGATTGATTCTAAGAGAGCGAGATAAACTGCTCTCTCCTTACACCACTTCTCAGTCTCATTGACTAGAAAGTCCACCTGCTGATCAATTTGCTCATCAACGAAGATTGATTCTGCTGTTTGTCCAAGGAGTTGGAATTCGTCTTCGTTGAGTCCAACAGTGTTTTCAATCCTGATGGCGATAACTTCCTTTGTCGCGCAAGTCCCATATTCCATAAAGTATTCCTTACAGAATTGATATAAAGTGCGTCCAGTGGACGTCTCAAAGTAAGTGTCCTTAACATATGGAAGGACTTTCCTGGTGTAAGTTTCATTGTAGATCAATCCTCTCAGAATTGTTGTTTCAATCTGGGAAAGCATTAAGTGTAATTCAAATAGGTGGACATAATATATTTACTTCCCATACTAACCTGACATCCTCTGTGAGGATACTGCCAGGTTGGTGGAAAGACAAGGACTGAACCCTTGATTGGTTTGATTGTGGTGCCATCAAAGATGGTCTCACCACCTTCAAAGTTGTCATTCAGATAAAAGAGGAATGAGAGATAACGTTTAGATGAGACATTGTCACCAACATCAACGTGCCAGTTGAACTGTTCACCTGTGTTAGCAACATATCTCTTCACTCTAAACTCTTCCAATGCTAATTGTTCTGGGAAATATCTACATTCTGGCACATCTGCCTTGTATTTGTCAATCACATCAATAATAATGTTACTGAATCCATGCTGAATTGAATCTGGACAGTAATGTGTTAGATTCCATTCAGTGAAACACTGAACCATGTTGTCATTACGAACATGGTGAGTTTCATTATGTTCAAATAAGTTTATGATGCCACGACAATATTCAGTGTCAAGAGCATCATAAACCTTTATAAAATCAGCAAGCATCGTTGTGATTACAATACATGTCAGTTACTTCTAAGATCTCAACTATCTCCTTCTTCGTCAGGCTCGGAAACTCCTCCATCCAGAACCTTATCTCCTCCTCCGTAAGAGAACACTCGCTTTGCGACTGCATCCAACTTGTCGAGTACTTCTGGTGTAAAGTATTTTTCTGGATCTGCAAGGATTGCTTTGGCATAAACCTTCTTGCCATCCATCTCGTAACGCCCTGCCACGTTCTTCCAAAGCCCACCTTTCTCTCCAAGTTCCAGGAGTCCGTAGTAGGTGTCGAGTCCTCTCTCATCATAATAAAGTCTCACTTCAACTTGTTGGTTTTCTTTACTTAGACGCGACTTAGCAGTCTTTGCGCGGATAATGTTGCCAATGATTTCTTTTCCATCCTTCTCTTTCTTCTTGCTGAGATAAATGATTGAACTTGCAGCGTACTTGAGTCCCGAACCCCCTCCCATTTCTTTAGTTGGAACGTAAGCTCCGATGACATCATAAGTGTGATTGGTAACAATGAGTGGAACATCAGCTTGTCCTAATTTGAGTGTTAACATTCTAAAAGCGCCCTTGACGAGTTGTGATTTCGTCATGTCCTTGACTTGTTTATCAATCAAGGCGTCTCCAATTTCCTTCTCTGTGGATAACATTCCAAGAGAGTCAAGAACGAACATCATGGGCTGGCGATCAGCCTTATCCAGTTTCATATATTTATCTACAGACTGAAGTGCTTTGACTCTAAACTCTTCAATCGTAACAACATTCATCACCACAAAACGGCTGGTGTCAATGTTGCGCTCCTCCAGAAGTGAACGAGT